CTCACATCCTGGCCGGTGCCGCCACCACGCAGTCGGCCGGCACGCCAGGTGGGGCCGTCTCCCAGACTCACATCCTGGCCGGTGCCGCCACCACGCAGTCGGCCGGCACGCCAGGTGGGGCGGTTGGCACGGGCTCCCAGCTCCTTGGTGCCGCCACCACGCAGTCGGCCGGCACGCCAGGTGGCACGATTGGCCAGACCCATGTGCTGGGTGGGGCTGGCTGCGCCCAGGCAGCGCAGGCGCTCGGCGGAGCCGTCGCACAGATTCACGTACTACTCGGTGGATCAACAGTGCAGTCAGCCACATCGCCAGGTGGCTGGGCAGGTGGCCAGCTACTTCATCCGCTACCCGCGAGGCGTGAATCGGTTTACTCTAGGGCGCCGAGTGTTTCAGATGGGCACTCACAGCCCAATGCTGCGACACGTGCCACAGGTAATCAGTCCGTGACGAGATCAAGTCGAACCAGCGGGGCCTATACGCCCAAGTCCCGCACCGAAACCTATAGCTGAGGTAAGTGATGAACAACTGGTCGCCCAAAGATCCCGCCGAGAACTTCTACGTCACGTTCGACTTCACCGGCTCTGCCGTCGTTATTGGCTCCGCCGTCGTCACTGTCGAAGTAGAGAGTGGCACGGATCCCACGCCCAGTGCGGTCCTCATAGGTGCACCCGTCATTGTTGGCCCGGTCGTCCAGCACAAGGTGGGGGTGGGGGTCGCCGGCTGCCGCTACAGGTTCCGCTGCGAGGCCACGGAGGGCACCAGCGTTTACGCCCTGACCACGACCATGCCGCTGAGGTACAGCGACGCTGATCACGGTCAGGTTGCTGTACTGGACTACACCAGCTACGACGAGGTTCGTGCGGCACTTGGGGTCTCCGACGAGGAGGTGGACGACGGTGTACTGGGCCTGCCACTGTACGGCAACCACTTGGGGATGGAGTTCAACAACATCACGGATGAGTTCGCCCTCGCCGAGGACATCACCACTACGGTGGAAACCATTGAGGGGGTGGTACCGGGCACTCGGACAAAAGCCCAGCGCCGGGTCTTGTCCTCGGTGTCGCTGTTTGCTACCTACGCGGTGGCGAGGCATCTTGGCACCACGCTGCCCATGATGGCGCCCAAGTCCATCTCTGACGGCAAAGCCGTCGTGACCCGATTTTCCGACAGCCCGTACAAGAGCACCTTGCTGTCCGTCGAAAGCCAGTACGAGAAGGCCCGGCAGGGCCTCGCCGCGGCCCTAGCCGCGCTCAATAGCACGACCGCGTCCTCGGTGCCCCTGGTGTTCATGGGCGTGTCGTCTCCCGCGGTTGACCCGGTGACTGGATCATGAAGCTCACCGCCGCAGCCAAGTACTTCGACAAGCTGGCTGTCATTGATGCTTACAGCGATGAGCAAGCGATGCTTGGGCAGATGGATCTGTATGACGATAGCCAGCGCGACGGCCTGACCACGGTCAGACGCATTCTTTCCGTGGCGCCGGGCCTGGACATGCCGGCTAGGCACGCTGTGAAGTTGGGCAGCGATGTTTACCTGGTGTCGCACCTGCCAGCCTACGACTACTTCCAGGCATCACCCATCCGCAGCAAGTTCATTGTGCACCGGGCTGACGGTCTCGCCGAAATCGTGACAGTTCTTCAGGAACTGACCAATGTGACAGGTACACCGGCCTATGCCGCGCTGCTGTGGTTGAAGGGTGGCAAGGAGGTGGACGAGTCATCGGAGATGACCAACATTCTCACGGCCTACTTCGCCAAGGGTGAGAGCGTCTCAGCCGGCGACCTCGTCTACCTGGACGGGGCCTGGTACTTCGTAAAGGATTCCTATCTCACGGCGTCAGGGTTCCAGGCCGCCACGATAGACCAGCTCGACGTGCCAAATTTCGAGACGGTGAGCTATGGCGCTCGGACGTACAATCCGGTGACTGATGCCTATTCCGTAGTGGCGACCAACGTCAAGGCACTCTATTTGCGTTGGCAGAGCAAGTTCGAGTACATGAGCCCGGCCACAGCGAAGTACGCCGAGGGTGATGACGTTGTGCTGGTTGCGGCAGCGGCGGTTGCCGCGCCAAAGACTGGTGACAGGGTCACCTTGAGCCTTGGTGTGCGCGAGGTTGTAGACGTACAGCAGAACGGAACCGTTTGGCATCTGCACGTGAGGCACACGTGAGCCTGACTGCTTCGAACCTCGACCAGTTCTTCGCCAGCATTGATCGGTGGATTGATGACGCTGAGAAATTGACTGTGGCCGTGGCCCGTGGCTTGTCTTCGGAGTTGTTCAACTACGCAGTCAGGCTCTCGCCCCAGTACAGCGGCGACTTCGCCGGAAACTGGAAGTACGCGGTGGGGTCTGTGGACGCGTCGTTTGAGCCATTGGGGCTCCGAGGTGCCCGCAGGTCCGTCGGCAGGGGCGAGGACATCTGGGCAAAGCCTACGACAGAACCGTTCATCCAGGGCGACGCCCCTGCCATCAACGCCGCGATCTCGTTAAACGCGGGCAACGACTTGGATTTTCAGAGGCTGGGGCAGATCGCGTATGTCAGCAACAGCGCTGCCCACACTGACTTCTACGCCTGGAAGATCGAGAACAACCAGATCAATTTCAGGGCCGGCAACACCGGTGCCACGGGTCAACGGGCCATGGCCGCGGTGAGGTCGCTGTTTGTCGGACCACTTGGAATAATCTCCAGGTCCGCTGCTGTTAACCTAAGTAATCGACATATTGGAGCCTGGTCATGACACCTGAGCAAGCTCGAGACGCCCTGATCACCAAGGTCAAGGCCGTACTGGATGCCAGCCTTTCGACTTTGCCCGCGTTCTACGAGAACACCCGCAGCGTGCCGGTGGATTCCGTAGGTGACGCGGTACTGCGTGTGCGCGTGGACTTCCAAGGCGCCCGGCAGGCTTCGATCGAGAATGACCCAATCACCCGGTACACGGGGGAACTGTGCCTGCTGCACATGCAGCGCGAGGGCACAGGCACGAAGGCCTTACTCGCCAGGGCTGAGATACTGAATGCTGAGTTGCGGCACCTGAGCCTCGGAGCACTGCAGCTTGCAGTGCCCTACCCCGGCCGGAATGAAAGCCATGACGGCTGGTTCAGCCAAGAATGGTGCGTACCGTTCTGGTTCCATCAGTAAAATTTATGCTTGAATAAGCAAAATTTATCTGATAGTGTTCTGATAGCCTTTTGAAAGGATTTCGCCATGACCTTTGCATCCGCCAACCTGACCCAGCTGCGCTACAAAACCGAGGCAAGTTTCGGTGTGACCCCAGCAGGCAACGGCAAGAATCTGCGCTGTACCGACACCGCCGGTCTGGCTTTCACCCTGACTTCCGAGACGTCCAAGGAGATCCGCTCCGACCGCCAGGTCACCGACATGGTGCTCACCGGCGCCAGCGCCACCGGTGGGGTTCCGTTCGAGCTGAGCTATCGCGAGTACGACGACCTGATCCAGGCCGTGCTGCAGGGTACCTGGAGCACCTGGGGCGTTGACGGCGTCGGCGCTTCGATCCCGGTGTCCGCGACCTTCGCAGCTGGAGCGCTCACTGCTGGCGGTGCTACCTCCGGCGCCAGCATTTTTACCAACCTGGCACTCGGCCAGTGGGTCCGTATCAGCGGGTCCACCATCTCCGGTCAGAACAAGCTGGTGCAGGTGTCCAAGACGGTCACTCCGACCGACACCGTGCTGACCTTCGAAGGCACGCCGTTCACTGGTATGCTGGGCAATGGCGGTATCGCCGTCAAGGTGAACACCCAGCGCGTCAGCAACGGCATCGTCCAGCGCTCGTTCTCCATCGAGCGTGAGCACGCCGACATCGCCCAGTTCTTCAACTTCCGTGGTATGACGGCTTCCAAGATGTCGCTGTCCTTCCAGTCCGGCAGTATCGTCACTGGCAACTTTGACTTCATGGGCAAGGATGCTGTTCGAGGTGTGGCGACCGAGATGGGCGCCTCTGCCCAGTCTCAGTCTTTCGGCATCATGAACGCCGTGTCAGGTGTGGGCAACATCTACGAAGGTGGTGCTGCGCTGATTGGCACCAGCATCAAGTCCTTGGCGCTGGATATCGACAACGCCCTGCGTGCGCAGGACGCCATCGGTACCCTTGGCGCGGTGGGCATCGGTTCCGGCACCATCGCCATCTCCGGCACCATGGAGGTGTACCTGGCTGACGGCACCATGTACGACAAGTTCCTCAATAACACCGCCTCCAGCGTGTCGTGGAGCGCAGTCGACGGTGATGGCAACGGCTACGTGTTCACCTTGCCCAAGGTGAAATACAAGGACGCCAAGGTGACCGGCGGCTCCTTGAACTCGGATGCCATGCTGTCCATGCCGTTCGAGGCGCTGATGGATGCGGCTACGCTGAAGACGATCATCATCGACCGAGTCGGCGCAGGCGTCTGATGAGTGGGGGCTTCGGCCCCCACTTTGTGACATCGTTTAGTTTATAGACCAATAGGAGTAGTCATGGATCTGTTCAAGAGTTTTGCCACGGATAGCGCCCTTGAGTCCAATGGTACCTGGGTGCCGTTTGGCGACGTCAAGTTCCTGGTGGCCCGCATGGGCAACCCGCATTACGCCAAGAAGCTGAACAAGCTCTACGAGGCCCATCGTCACGCGCTGGACATGGAAGACGAAGCGGCCAACACCCTGAACGAAAAGCTCATGGTCGAGGTGATGGCCGACACCATCCTGCTGGGTTGGGAAGGCAAGGTCGAGTTCGACGGCAAGGTGCTGCCCTACAGCCGTGAGAACGCGGTCAAGGCGCTGGCGCTGAAGGATTTCAGGGCCGAGATTGCCCGCATGGCTGCGGACATGGACGCCTACCGCTTGGGCAAGGAAGCCGAAGCGGGAAAGCCTTAACCGAGTACTTGGATTGGGACCTGCAGTGGGGTCCCCATCTGAAGCACTTGGAGGATATGCAGGCGCAGTCAGGCATTACGCCGAAGGCGTTGTTGTCTAGGCCCACACTGCCAGTTGAGTACCACGGGGTGTACGAGATGTTCCAGATGCTTCACTCCTGTCGACAGGAGCTGTTGATGGTGATGCCAGGGCCGGTGCCAGTTACTGTACCTGTGCCCCAACCCATCTCCGTTGAAGCGGTGAATGCTTATTTCGAAATCGTGGGCGGGACTGATCCTGAGATGCGGCTGTCGTGTCTTCGCACGATCCGCAGCATGGACTCTGCCTACTTCAGGCGCCTGAAGGCCACCAACGGGAGCGCCAAATGAGTGACGTGAATTCGGCGGCAACGCTGGTCCTTGGCGTAAGTACCGTCAAAGCCCTGGAGGATCTCAAGACCTTCCGTGCGGCCGTGCAGAGGGAGAAGCAGCTGCTTGCTGCCGACCTCAAGACCATGACGGTCGGCGGGGTCAACCTGCGCGACATGCAGGCCGGCTTCCTGAAGCAGACGAGGGGCATCAAGCAGAGCCTTGATGCTGTGGTCTCTCAGGTCAACCTGATGAACAAGCAGCTGGTGGACGTCACCGAGCGTGGTGGGCGTGGCGTAGTGGCCGCACAGAACAAGACCAACAAGGAACTGCTTGCCAATCAGCGGGCCTACCACCGTGTGGCCGTGGCCTTGCGTGACGAGGCGTCGAAGATCAAGGACGACAATCGTGGCCGGCTGATGTTCCACAGGGTTGCCGTGTTGGAGGCCAAGGAGCGCATGGCCGCGGCGGCAGCGGAGCTGAAGGCTGACAAAATCAAGCTGGCTGCTCGTGAGAAGCAGCTGGCCGTTGATGCGATTTTTGACAAGGCCCAGCAGGATGCCGCGGCTCGTGATGTGGCGAGGGAGAAGGCCCGTCGCGCTTCGATCATGGAGGAGCGCCAGAAGCATCTGCAGGGCCTGATCAAGATGAACGAGCGCCAGCTGGCCGTTGATGCGATTTTTGACAAGGCCCAGCAGGATGCCGCGGCTCGTGATGTGGCGAGGGAGAAGGCCCGTCGCGCTTCGATCATGGAGGAGCGCCAGAAGCATCTGGCGGGCCTGGTCAAGATGCGCGAGCGCCAGCTGGCCGTTGACGCGATATTCAATAAGGCTCAGCAGGATTCACTGTTGAGGGCTGCCGCTGCCGTTCCCACCAGGGGAGGGTTTGTGGACGCCACAAGCTTGGCGGCGATGCGCACGATGTCGTCGCTGACGGCTCAGCAGGCTAAGGAGTACGCCAAGCTGAAGCCCTCCATTGTCGCGGCAGGCGGTGCCCAGCACGACTGGAACACCACGGCCTACACCGGCCACCAGGTGGCCAGGGGCCTGTCCGGTGCCATGGGCGGGTTGTGGCTGACCTATGGCAAGTCTCTCGCCCCCATGATCGCGGCGTTCACCGGTGCCAAGACGATCATGGCGTCGCTGAAGGAAGGCTCCAAGTTCGGGTACCAGTCCCAATTTGCCGGGGCCTTGGGCGAACTGCCGCAGGCCCAGCTGGAAGCAGCCAAGAAGCAGCTGTTCACCTTGAGCAAGGACTCCACGTACACCGTCGGTGATCTCGCCGAGGGGATGCGGGACTTGCAGGCTGCCGGTATCAGCGTTGCCGACTCGATCGGCAACGTGCTGCCAACGGCCATGAAGGTGGCGCTGCAGGGCGAGGTTGACCTCAAGGAAGCGTCGAGCGATCTCGTCGCGATCATGCAGATGTACCGCCTCGGTATGAAGGACGTTGCGCACATCGGCGAGGCACTCTCCTATGTGGCGGCTGAGACCCCGGCGTCGATTACCACACTGATGGCGGCCATGAAGCAGGCCATTGGTGTCAACTCGCAATACAACACCACGCTTGAAGAAACATTGGCGATCTTCGGCACGCTGTCTTTACGGAAGATCGAAAGTACGAAGGCCGGTACTTACACGCGTAACTTCATTGCTGAGATGGTCACCCCGAAAACGGACAGGGCAGAGGGGCTTCTTGAGGCTCTCGGCGTGTCGGCGTTTACTGCCGATCGAAAGCTCCGTCCGGTGATTGATACGGTTCGCGACCTGGCCGTGGCCTTGGCGAAGCTGAACCCAGCCTCTCGCGTCAATGTGGTTGACAAAACCTTTGGCGAGCGCGGTGGCAAGGTAGCCAACGAACTTTATGCCGAGTACGCAGCAGCCGCGAAGAAGGCCGTGGAGTCTGGTGAAATTTCGATCAAGAGGGCTGCCGACGGCACCTACAACATGGGTGACGCTGTTGAGGCATTGGTTGTCAAGGTGCGGCAACTCGTGGCCGAGGGCAAGCCCCTCGGGAACCTGGCCGGGGCGTTCGAGAAATTGAACGAGGGTTCACACACGGCCAGCGGGGCTCTCGACAGGTTCATCGCCCGACTGAAGGAAACCAGCAAGTACAAGGTGGACCAGTTGGTCGTGTCGTTGATGAACTCGCTGACTCAGCTGTATGAGCGTAACAAGGACAAGGTCATCGGAGTCCTGGAAAGCTTGCGTAAGACCGTGGAGAGCCCGCAGTTCCTGGCTGGGCTGGAGAAGTTCGGGTCGGTTGTGGCCTCGATTACGCAGCTGCTGTTCGATCACGGTCGGGCGCTGGCCTCGGTGCTGGCGGCCTACCTCGCTTTCAAGACTGTCTCGTTCGCCGGTGGCATCATCGCCGGCATCGGCGCTGCGCTGAACCGTGCCGCGGGAAGCATGGCCGCCTACTCAACCGCGGTGAAGCTGTCCGGCGGAGTCTTGCAGCATGCCGGTACAGTGTCCGGCACGTACGTCGGGGGTATTGCCCGGCAATGGAAGGCAGCCGGCGCGGCGGCGACCAGCGCGTCCGGCATGTTCGGCAGGGCCGCCGCCGCCACGTCCATCGTAGGCCGTGGTGCTGTGGCCCTGGCCGGCGGTCCGATCGGAATTCTGATCACGGCCATCAGCATGGCCGCTGCCGCTTGGACGATGTTCAAAGATAACTCCGACGACGCCTTGGCGAGCACCGAGGAGAAAGTGCTGTCGTTGGATGAGAAGCTTGCTCAGTCAAGAGAGCGCATGCGACTGTCTAAGGTTACGCCGAGGAGTGAGGCTGAGGATAACGTCAGACAGGCGATGAAGGAGCTTGACGCCGCTCGCGCCAAAGTCAGTGGTCTGGGTGCATGGGGTATTGGCGGCAAGTCCAACGACATGTTCTCGAAGATGCGGGCTGGTGAAGTTGCCAAGGCTGAAGCCCGCCTGGTTGAAGCCCGCCGGCAGTTGCAGGAGGTTAAGGGGTCGGGGTGGGAGAACGTAGATCCCGCAGATAAGTCCAGGCCTGGCACCCGTGAACTCAGCATCCCGGACAAAGTGGGCAAGTACGCCTGGATGGAGCGCTACGTCAAGGACTTCAAGGCTGACGTGGCCACCTACCAGGATCAGCTCGGGGTCATCGCCGAATCTGAGAAGAGTCAGCTGGAGAGGCTGAAGGCGCTCCACTCCGTGGGGCTGGTGGCCGAGGCTGACTACCTGGCTCAGCGCAACTCTATCCGTGAGGCTGCCGATAAGGAAGCCCAGGACAAGCTCGCGCTCTACGTGCGGGGGCAGGAGGCCGAAGCCGCTACCGCCCAGGACTCGTACAACAAGATGGCGCTCATGGCCAAGTTCAAGGGTCAGAGCAAGGACGAGACCGTGGTGTCCCGCCTGAAGGAACTTCAGAACCGCGTGGACGAGGCCAACAGCAAGGCAGCCCAAGCCAAGGTGACGGGCCAATCTCGCACTGACACTCGGAGTGAAGCAAACGTCCTCGATGCGCTGAGTCTCATGAAGGAGAAGTACGGCGACACCGATGAGCAGCTGCGAAACGCTCAAGAAATGGTCAAGGCCGTAGAGGCTCAGACCGCCGCCATGCGGATGCTCACCACGGCCGAGCGGGACAGCAACGTGGTGGCGATGGAAGCCGATGCGGCGAGGTTGGCCGGCTTGATCACATCCGCCGAGGCCCAACGGGAAGTGCTTGGTATCGCCAACGCTGAGATCGGCGTGCTCAAGCAGAAGGCTGAGACGCTGACAGGCCTGCAGGCCCAGTACGAGGCGTTCAAGAAGGCCCAGATTGACATGGACAACGACTGGATCTACGGGGCCAAGAAGGGGCTGAAAGAGTACGCCGAGACCACGACCAGCGCTGCCAAGGTGTCCGAAGATGCCTTCAAGAAGTTCTTCAAGAACATGGAAGACGTCCTGCTGGAGTTCATCCACACCGGGAAGTTCGAGTTCAAGTCCTTCGCCGACAGCGTGGTGGCCGACTTGCTGCGCATTCAGATCCAGCGGGCAGTGACTCAGCCTCTTGCGAACTGGATGGGTGGGACTACCAGCTCTGGTTACAGCGGCGGCAGCGGACTTGGTGGAATACTGGGCACGCTGACCGGCGGTTTGTTCGGGGCTCCTAGCAACATCGCCGCGTTCTCCAGCGCCGACTTTGGCAGCATCAGTGCGTTCTCCAACTTCTTCGCTAAAGGTGGAGCGCCAGGTGCTGCCGGCCTGAACGCCTACCGCAACAGTGTGGTGAGCAAGCCCACCCTGTTCCCCTTCGCGAAGGGTGTGGGCCTCATGGGCGAGAAGCCCGGCAGCCCCGGCGAGGCCATCATGCCCTTGACCCGCACCAGCAATGGTGACCTCGGTGTCAAGGTGGACAGTGGTGGCGGGTCCAACATCACCAACCTGACCATCAACGTCTCCTCTCCGGAAGGCAAGATGTCCAAGGCCAGTCTGCAGCAGGTCCAGGCCGCGGTGTCCTCCGGCATGGCCCGGTCTGCCAGGAGGAATGGGTAATGCCGAACGTGTTTCTTGAAACCCCCCGGTTCCCTGATCGGATCGCCTACTCGTCCAAAGGTGGACCGAAGTTTGCGACCGGCGTGGTCGAGGTGTCATCCGGCCACGAGAGCCGCAATCGCCTCTGGGCCTATCCGCGGTACCAGTACGACGTGTCACGGGCACTTGACTCTCCGGCTCAGATGGAGGAGCTGGTGCAGTACTTCATGGCTGTCGCCGGCAGGTACGCAAGCTTCCGCTTCAAGGACCCGATGGACTACAAATCCTGTGCCTTGTCCGGGACCGTGAGCCACACTGACCAGGTAATCGGCACCGGGGACGGTGTCACGACAGCCTTCCAGCTCAAAAAGACCTATGTGGTTGGGGTGCTGAGCCAGGTCAGGCTGATCAAGAAGCCCGTGTCCGGCTCCGCCCTGATCGGGCTGGCCGGCGTGCTACAGGGCGCCGGGTACACCGTTGACTACACCACCGGGGTGGTGACGTTTGCCGTGGCGCCGGGCGCTGCCGTGTCGGTCACCGCCGGGTTTGAGTTCGACGTACCGGTCAGGTTTGACGCAGACGATCTGGCCTATGACTGGGAGTCGTACTCAGCGCTGAACACGTCGGTGATGCTGGTTGAGGACAGGCTGGCATGACCACTTGGACCACCTGCCTGAAGATCACCCGCACGGACGGAGTGAACGTGTGCCTGACGGAGCTTGACCATGAGCTTGTCATCGACGGACTGACCTACAAGACCGCGAGCGGCTATACGCCCACCACCTACTCGAGCAGTGACGGCTTGGCCGTGGACAATGCCGACGTCGAGGGCCTGTTGGCCACGGCGGGAATTGATCGGGAAGACATCAGGGCGGGGCTCTATGACTTGGCCGACATTGAGCTGTTCCTGTGGGACTGGTCGGCAGGGTCGCTGGTGAAGTTGATCGCCAAGGGAAACTGGGGTGAGTGCCAGATTTACCAAGGTAGGTTCGTCGCCGAGTTTCGCAGCCTGTCGCAGCAGCTGCAGCAGACCGTGGGCCGCATCTACACGGCGGCCTGTGATGCAGAGCTTGGGGACGGGAGGTGCAAAGTTAACCTTGCTGCCTTGGAGGTCACTGGAGACCTTAACGGCCAGATCAGCCGCACCGTTATCGTGGACGCGATAAGGAACGAAGCGGATGACTACTGGCGAGGCGGTCTGCTTACATTCACATCCGGCGCCAATATCGGCCGCAGC